TTATTTCTTTTTTCTTCCCTTTTTTCCTGCTTTCCCCTTCACATCACCTTTGAAGTCTGGATTATCTGATGATATTTTTGCCATGACTTGATGGATCCGTGTAATGTCTACCTCGTCAACTTCTATGTCTGGTTTTTTGTCTATCTCTCCAGTATTCAAACCAGGATAATAGAAACGTTTGATCCCTCTTTGAGCAAGTATGTAAACAATTTTTTGCATATCTGCTTTTATATCAATCATTTCATTCTGTAATTTATTCAGTTCTTTTAATTCATCTTTTGACCAGTCGGAATCAGTTGTATCCTCTGTTTTATTTGTAGTTAACCTATTCAGTTTTATTGATAGTTCGCTGACTCTTGTACCTATTTTTTCGAGTGTGCGAACGTGAGCATAATCATTGCCTCGGTAGCCTTTTATTTCGACTTTATTTCCGTTAATATCGAGTGTTTCGGTTCTGTATAGTTTTGGAATTTCAATTTCAGTGTTCATTTTTAAATCAAACTCCATATAAAAGTTTTTTTTAATCTTAAAAAAAAATTAGAAAAAATAGTAAAGTAATTTAATTTTCTTTAGGTAGTAATAAGAGCGGTTTTTTCTGTACTGACATGTCTAAGGCGTAGGTTGCGTTGTCGTTTGCTTTTCCACCGGGGATTATTGGGCTTAATCTGCACTGTTTGAAGTAGAAGCGGCCTAATACTTCATCATCTAATTCAAATGGAATGTATCCGTAGAGGACTTTTGGTTTTGGCACCATTTCATGGACATCGTAACCTGTTTGAACAGTTAGACCTACATCTGGAGTGTAAGGGTCGTACATGAGTTTCTGGATCTGTTTGATACTGTCATTACCCATGACTTGATTTGATTTGATTTGAACATCGATCGTACCGTACCCATACATCTGATCAGTACTTCTTAGACGTCCAACTGTTTTGGTTGTCTGTTTAACGGTTGGTGTTACGTCCTGGGCTACGAAGGGTTCTAATTCTTCAACGTAATTTCCAACTATGCTGTCTGCACTGGCAGCGGCGGGTGCGGTGTCAAGTTCTATTGCTCCATCGATTGAGTCGCCGGTGGCGGCGTCTATTACTTCATCTATCTTGGAAACTGTTAATTTAGTGTTAACATTAGTTTTTACTCCGTAAACGTCCACGTCCTGAGGCTGAGCAATTATTCCCAGGCAACTTCTAGGAAATAGTGGGGGGTTTGCGAAAGTAAATTTTTTGTTGGTTCCGTCAATGGTACCGGTTAGGGCTTCTAGGGCATGTGGTACACCGAGTACAAAACCAACACTGTCATTCATTAAAATTGTTTCCAGGCTTATATCTTCATACATTTTTTATTCACTCTCCTTCTTTTCTTTTTCCTTTTTAGGTAACTCCTTTTTAGGATTTTCCAGTTCAGCAACCTTTTTTAGTGCATCTTCAATATCAAAGCCCTGGATTAAAGGGCCGTGACTGCAAATATAGTTCTTTGCGGTTTCAAAGTCTTTATTCTCACAATAACGTTTAATAGTCCTGTTTAATTCTGTTTTTGTCATTTTAGACAAGATTAACACCTCCTAATGATTCATAGCCCAAGCTAGGGGGATCTAAAATTCTAAAAAAAATCTAAAAAGTTTTAACCATTCTTAGAGTAAATCCAAGGTCCTTTATATTGGAAGTCCAGGCGTGAAAGGTAATAGATCACACTGTTAACTTCCATGAGAAGACGCCTATCCGAGGTAAGGTAAACTGGATTAATTACGCCGGGTATTTTACCACTCAATCGGTTGTCTTTAAGCAGATTTCCAAATACAACATCTGGTACAACGCTGTTCCGGTCCTCTGCATCTTCAATTGTTTTGGCATCCTCATCATAACGTCTAAATAAGAAGGTTATGGATCCGCCCGCGGTAACAAGGTTTACTTTATTTCTCATGCTTTTGTTTAAAGCGCCCTGTTGGCATGGCTCTTGAAGGGTGACAATTGCGTTGCGGTCTTCAAGGTCTTCAAATGGACCAACTGCAGTAATATCAACTCCGGCACTGCCCTTGTAGGTTGCCTTTACTTTTAACCAATCACAGATTATCTGTTCCAGTTCATCAATCATAAGTCAACCACCCAATCACCTAATTCACTTATAGGTTCATCAACTGCAGCATCTGTATCATCCATGGCCTCTTGTACATAATCATTTGGAGCTGTTCCTGGATGATGAACCAGCATAACTGGATGGTCCGCACCTGGCCAGTAAAGGGCCTTAGCCTCAACTGGCTGTATTATGTGTGGTTCTGTTCCTTCAATAATCCAACGGGCGTGGTCGCTGTCTGGCCATGCACAACCTGTTAAACCAGAAGCTTCAACTAGTGTTTCATCCCTGTTCTGGCCGGTTCGGACTGGAGATAAGACTTCCTCTGCTGATGCGTGGATATTAGAAATAGTTAGAACTGTGTCTGCGGCCTTGTCGGGTAGTTCCTCTTCCTTGGCTTTTATGGAGCTTTCAAGGTCATTTTTTTCAATGTTCAATCTTATAAATCCCATAAGAAAACACCTGCTCACTCGGTTTTTAATTGTACAGCTATGTAAACGTGTTTTGGCATTGGTTTTAACATCTTCCAAGTATATGTCAAACCGTTTCCATAATCCACTTTCAAGGTGCTGTCTTTATTCAGGTTAGCGGCATCTTTTAACATGAAGTGTGCCGCTGCATCACCCTGTTGTAAGACTGCATTGTTCACGAGGCTTTCAGTTCCATCCATGATATGCAGCATACAACGAAGATTTAAAACTGTTTCAGTGAATACTGGTTTATTTTTACTATCACGGACTTTATCACCGTTTTTATCCAGTTCTGGGGTTCGGTAAACAACTGTTACATCTGTACCGTAACGGGCCACAAGTTGTTCAAAGTCATGAATTGCCTTTGTTAGAACCATCTTGGACTCCACCCTGGTGTGGCCGTTATATCTGGATCAGAACCTATCACGTTTGGTGTGATAAAGGCTCTGTGATATTTGGCCTGTTCTTCATAGCTTTTTCTTTCGCTGTTTTCGGTGGTTGCATCGTTGGTTTTGGTGTATGTTACCTGGAAATCTCCATCTTTTACCATGACTGGGTCTGTGGTTGAGGGTATAAGGTCCTGTGATTGCATCCATGAAAGAACTGCAAATGCTACAGCTTTTCTGGCGTGGCGGTCTGTGCTGGTTACATTGGGATTAACTGTTGTTAGTATTTCCTCTGATTCATCTGATATGTGCCATGCTATATCATCCGCATGGGCGTCCATGATAGTTTGATCCACGTGTCCCTCTTCTTGGACATCTATTGGTTTGCAAAGGTCGTAATCTTCCGCCATCAAACACATCTCCAAGAAAGTTTTTATCCTTCTGGTTTTCTAGATTCTGTGATTGTGGGTGTTGCAGTCTGTTTTAATGCTGCATCAAAAGCTCTAATCAATTTCTGGGTTTCCTCTGGGAGTGTGCATTTATCTTCTTTTATGGCTTCAACTTGTAGATTATACCATTTTAGGGCGTGTTTATCTTTCCAAGTGGCTGGGCGCTGGGTTTCCCAGGCGTGGCCCTTTGATTTGACAACTATACGGGCGTTCTCGGTTTCTGGGGAATCCCTGTAATCAACTAGGACATAAACTAGAGTTTCGCATTCACATTCAACAGTTATGGCCTTACCATCTTTTTTCATGAAGGATTTTGGTTTTAAACCCAACTTTTTACCACAATTAGGGCATTTTATGGCCTTAATTTTGTTGGCCTCATCCCTTAGATGGTTCTCTACTTTTTGGGTTTTCAATTTCTGGATTTCCAGGTCTATCTCCGCATTACTCTTTACTTTAGCCATCACTTTAACCTCCTTTTCCTTGACATAAGAAAACTAGGGATAAATTATAATCCCTGGTTTTATGCTGCATCGTATAGGTTTCTTAACTGCATAATGGCGTCGGTGTGGAATATGTCCTGGGCCTGGTAGGTTTCAGTGTTGTAGTAGATCATATTGTCCTTGTCGGGCATTCCCTGCTGGACTGGGAAGGTGTTTATATCCCATTCCACGTTTCTTTCTGCAACATCTGTTCCAAAGTATTCAAGAAGTCCACAACCTGTAGCTAAACCTGTTGTCTGGTATATGTCGTTTACCCCGTTCTTGAACTGAGGAATCCTAGCAATGAAATCTAGGTAAGTGCTGCCTGTATTTGGTACCCTTCTAAGTAATTGTCCATAACTTAGAGGATCTAAGGCCAGTTTCATTGAAAGTCCTGTGTAAAGCTGTGTGCTTGCGAGCATTCCCACGGCCTCAACAATTGTGTCATCTGGGGCGTTTGTGGTTCCGGCCTGGTTCCAAGCTTTACCATCATCTAATACAAGTGGGGTGGCGCTGGCGTCTTTGTACAAACCTTTTACGTTCCTATTGGCATCACCATTAAAGATGACATCATCCAAACTTTCACTCACAATCCTTCCAGACTGTCTGGCATCTTCACCGTTAAGAGCTGTAACTCCCATCCTTTGGTAAGCGTCAAGGGTCTGTTTGTGGAACTTAAAACCGTAAGTGTGTTCTATAACCTTAACGGTCCTAGGTTCTCCTTCCGAACTTTCCCTTGGCACTTCCCTAATCTTGTAACCTCTCTTTGCTTTACCTGTGAAGTTCTGAATGCTGTTCCTGGTTAAGGTTCCAACACCTGGAGGTATGTCTTCACCCCGGGCAATAAGGTTTGGTCCAACTAACGGGGCTTTGTAGGCTCTTATAACTTCTGCGCTAAAGTAATCTGTTATTTTTTGTGGTAGAAATCCCATTTCTTATTCCTCCTTATAATTTAAGTTTTAGTGGGACAATGTCCCCAGCCTTACCGGCCTTATAGATTTTTCCTAGCCTTAATTTTAGGTTTGCAAAGGCGGCTGCTACTTCAGCGGATGTTGGTGTTGTAAGGGTTGGTGCTGCCTCGGTTGCAACGGCCCCATTTGCTGCAGGAACTACAATGTCCTGAAATGCAGAGTTACCGGCCAGTTTAACCCAAACACTACCAGAATCAAGGATTGTTGGGCTTTCATCTATCTGCCAGCCAGTTCTTTTAACGAATCCGCCGTTACCGTCTGGCATCATTTCATCTTCACATGGAACCGAAACACCAAGTGGTGTTGAACCTGCGGTGCAAACTTTTACCTTTGTACTGTCAGCGGGGTCTATCATGACCACCGCGTAATCAGGTATAACTTCACTAGCTGTGAGGTCCAGGGCGATCTCGTGTGCATCGTTAAAGTCTTGAAGTGCCATTCTTATTCCCTCCCCTGTTTATCAAGGTCTGATCTTAATTTTTTAACTTCATCCGCGTATTTGTTAGCGTCCTTCTCAATGCTACCATCAAATAGGTTTGGCATCTGGCCGTTTGGGGCTTTTTTCAGGATCCCCTTCATTACGCGTACTCCACCTTTTAAGCAGCCATCCAAATCTTTCTCTATTTCCTCATCAGTGTAACCGTAGTCCTCTTTGAGTGCCTTTTTCATGTCTTCCTCTGTATAATTTGGTGCTGGTTCACCGTGTGCTGCTGGGTTGAGTTTCTTGTGCAGGTCCACAGCACTTTTAACTAGGGATTTGTGGTCCTTGTCTGCGGTTTCTTTTTTCAGTTTCTGGTTGTCGGTTTGTAGGGTCTTTATTATAGCTCCCTGGTCCTCAATGAGTTTGCCCTGGGATTTTATAAGGTCTTCCTGGGTTCCAACTTTCTTTTCCAGGGCGTCTACCCTGTCATCTACTTTAACATCTTTCTTCATTTCTCCATCTCCTCCATTAGTTGGGCTTGTTGGCTCTGAACTTACTCCAGGGGCGGGTTTTGGTTCTTCAATGCCAAAAAGATTTTTAATGAACTGTTTTCCATCCTCTCCAAGATTTTTTAGTTTTGTTACAAATGATTCATCCAGGCCGTCTGGTAATGTTTTCTTTAATTCGGGTTTTTCAGATTTAACCATCCAAGCAACATTTTCCAGGGACTTTGTAACCATCTGTAGAGTTACAGGTACAGGATCTTCTAGTGTTACATCAATGTCTCCATCATCTCCAGTTGTCCTGGTAAATGGTACCTGGAAGTAATCCCCATCATAGGTACATATTATCACAAAGTCCGGTGTTGTCCAGGCTATGTAACAATCCCTGCTGATTCCTCCGTATGCGTTCGGGGTCCCGTATCGACGATCTAATTCTTCTCCTACCTCGGATTGAATTGTTTCAAAGGCGTCATCCACTCCTATAACATCTTTTTTTAGTTTATTTTTCACTTTATAACCTCCAATTGTCTTCTTTTTCTCCTCATCTGCTTGGTGTTCATCAATAAGCTGTAAAAGTTCATCTGCTGCATCATAAAGGGCCTTGTTTTTACCTTTGGAACTCATTGCACCGGCGGCTGCAGTTTTAGCAGCAATCACACCTTGACGTGAAACTTTACCATTGCCTTTCCCTATCTCAAAACCATAACTACCAGCCAGTTCTGGGTCTAGGTCTGGGTGTACGGCCAGGGCAACCTTCTTGTACTTCTCGATGTCATTGTCAAAGTCTGAAAAGCTGGGTTTACTCCATGAACCATTGTCAATATCACCATTTTTAATGGCAGTTCTAGCCCACTGCATACAGGTTTGATTAACCTCATAGTCTGTTTTCTTCACCTTTTCAAGGTCCACAGTTAAAGATTTCCTTATTTGACTGCAGATAGGACAAGCCTTCTGAATTGCCCGGGCTGTTCCTCTTGTCATCCAGGCACTGGGTATATCTGTTAGGGCGGCTTTGAAGAGTTGAACGCCATCTATTGGTGAAATTCCTTTGGAGGTCATTGGTAAGCGTTTTGTTGCCCGGCCTGTTATGGATCCACCCAGGGCCATTCCTGAATCTACGATGTCGCGGATGGTTTTCTCCCATTCACTGCGAACTTTTAGGTCTACCATTACGATCTTTTCGTCACCATTCTTCTCAACCCATGAATCTGTAACAGGACCTATCAGGCTTCTTAGGCCGTCAATGTGATAATCATCAATGTTAATGCCAGTGTAGTTTAGACCGTTAAATCCAATGCCTTTGGCTTGTGTTACAATGTCTTCCAGAGCGTTGTCGGTCATCTGTTCATTGTCCAGATCCTCTTCATCGCTGGAGATTCCGAACTGAATGTGGTAAGCGTTTCTTTGTTCTGCCTCATCATAAGCGTCATAAGCTTTAACAAGGGGCATTTTGAAGTTAAATTCCTTCTTAAATGTTGTTGGTGGCTGGTTAACTGTAAATGGTTTTGTTAATGTTTTCATGGTGCTTATTCACCTCCATAAATTTTAAAAAAAAGTTTTTAGATTATAACTTGAGTATAATGTGTGGTTTTCCTCTTAAACACACCCAAAACATTCTATGCTTATTTTTGGTGCTATCTCGGTATTTTGAGAAGTAAAACTTCAAATTCTCACCTCCCTTCATAACCAATACAAAAATAGGATAAAAATTTTTATTCAGATTCAGCCGTGGCGGGTTCTGACATGGCAAAGCCTGTAATAACTGGTTCGGCCATTGGAACATTGCAGCGGCATTTATCGTGTGATTCTGGGAATTCATCTGGACTGTAAGGACCATCTATAGCGTTATCTGTACATTCACCACATGGCGGAGAGTCACTATCACAATTTCCATTGTCTTCACAGGTTGTCCATGGAATCTTAATTTCAATGTTATAAGCTGTGATGGCGTTTTGGTATTGATCCAGGGCGCCTCCTTTGTAGGCTTCCACGTAACCATAGATCCCCATGGATTCAGATCTGTTGATGGCTTCCTGGAAGATCCCATCAATGTTAACCTCGCTCTCATGGGTGGCGTAAAAGTCCTGAACATTGTTAAACTGTACCTGTAAACCTACCTTTGAGGTTACTCGGTCGGCTATGTCCTGAGCATTGTTTAACTGTTGTTTTATCAGTGCGGTTTCCCGACCAGTGTCTGGTGTGGGTAATGCTGCAAGGCCTGCCCCTTTAATGTAACCATTAGCTTCTCTAACTCCTCGAGTGTACTGTTTTTCAATGTTTGTTTTAAGTTGGGGTGTGACCTCTTTCACATAGTCATCGGCCGCTTTTTGCATTTCTGTTTCAACATTGGGTTGGGTTATGGCAACTTTTCCAGCAATCCAAAACGCCATCAGGGCCGCCAGTAACTTTTTTCTGTGGTCGGTTTCCCCTTTCTCAGGTGTTCCATCACCAAGGGTTTCATCAGGTTCAAAGTCATCCTCCGTCAAATCTTTCTTTAAACAGCCAGGGCATGGAGTTTTAGTGGCTGGATAAGCTTTGAGAAGTAATTTATCAAAAAAGGATTCATCAACTGCTATATATTTCATATAGAATCATCCCTTTATATTGAAAAGGCCATAAACTGAAAGATAAGCCAAACAACACCCACTGCAGCCAAAATAAGTAGGAATACACAGAATAAAGATAGAGCAACAACACTGCAAGCAAATACTGAAGATTCATCCATCTTTATAAACCTCCTTGTAAAAAAAGAATTAAATCATTTTTTCAGGTCCATTTCGACTAATTTCTTAAACCGTTTAGCCTTATCATTATATTGGGGTTTGTGCTTCGTTCTGGTCTTTTTCTCTTTGAAGCGTGGATGTTCATACAACGCTCACACCTCCAGTGAGTTTTTTAATTAATCCATAGTCCCTAAGTGCATCTTTTACAATGTTGAGCTGTACTTTCTCACCACTTGCAGCTGCAGGTTGGGGGCTTGGCATTGGTTGAAGATCTTTCCATTCATCCCCTCCAAGGTCAACAGCGGCGGGTAAGTTTATCATGTCACGGACCTCTGGTCGGCTTATGGCACCGGTAGGCCATACTGCAGCAATAATTTGAGCAGCTTCTAGAAGATTCTTAGATAAAAATGGATTGTACTGTACTTCAAGGCGTCCCTCTGTGATGTCGTTCTGATTTAAAACTTCTTGGGCTGTGTTCTGGATTATCGGAGTGTAAATTGAGTTACGCACACCATTTTCTTGTTTGGCTATGAACACATCTGTTAAGGCTTCCAGGGTTGCTCTGTTCACAACTTGACTCTGTGCATAAGCTAGTAATGTTAAAGGTACACCGAACTTAAACGCAATACTTTCTAGGGTTTGCTGTTCAAGTTCAACCATCTTAACCTCTTTACCCGCAAAACTGGACTGTTCAATATCCATCCAATCAAAACCAGCACTTGTACCACCACGATCAACTACTTTTTGGTAGTAGGTAGCGGAGTCATTAAGGTATTTTTTGGCTTCCTCTGCAGAGGATAAGATTTTATCCTTCATGGGGCCTTCTCCCATGTCTTTTGTGTTTATTTTGATGGTCTGCAGTACCTGACTGTAAATATTACCCAATTTGGACCTGTATCTTGGGAAATGGGTTAAGGTTCTAAGGTCTGTTAAGGCCCTTTGTATGGCAGAGTGGCCGTATACAGATTTTTTGGATAGGTTGTTTTGAGTCCTGTAGATCACCCGGTCTTGGGTGAATGATGGTCCACTGACTCCGTCGATTGGTTTTTGTTGGTATTGAACGGTTCCGGTTTGGTCTTTCATCACGGCCCTTACGCTGTCCATGGTTATGTTCATGGGGTTTATGCAGTCTGCACCGGTAACACCTGCAAATTTGTTACTGTAGAATTCTCCCATGCCGTTATATGTCTTGATTATGACGGATCGGGCCAGTACTCGGAAGTATGTTGCAAACATCATCATGGTTGTATAAAAGTCCATTTCCACGAATTTTTCATCTACAACACGTTTGGCTTCTTTTCCATCCTCCTCATCTTCAAATCCCACGGGTTTCAGGTTCCAACCCACACCCAGGTCAATGTAGTTTTGTAGGTCAATGAATGGCTGTGCGCCTCCACGGGTGTAATGTAAGAGTAATTCCCATTCATCCGCAGCGGGCATATCCAGCATCTGGAGAATATTCCAGAATTGGAACATTGGATCCATCCTTTGAACCATTTCAAGGACTTGATCTGAGTAATCGTTTCCTATGATAGGTGGATTATCACTTACTGCCATCTTTTTCATGTCTCCTTTTCACTTTCATATGCTGCTGCCCATGAGGGTTGGGTCAAATGCTACCTGTTCTGGTTCCTCTTCGGGGATGTCTAACTCACTGTAAGAGCCACTGAATGCGTCCACAAAGTCTTTTTGTTTTTTATCTGGGAAGTTCGCACATTGTTTAATAAAACGTTCTGCCAGAGGATGGGCTACCACATAGATTCCATTTACTTTTACCCAGTTTTTAGGGGCTTCTGCCCGGGCCTCTTTGTTGCCAGTTTCCTTGATGCCTTCAAAGTTGTATCCTGGCAGATTGATTAGGAAGTGTTTTGGTTGGCCTTTTCCGGCCTGGCCTGGGTCTTGTGGTATGCAATATTTAACGGTTTTTTTGGTCTTTTTATGGAGCCTGGCATAATTAGTAATGGCCTTGATTACCTCCGGTTCCTCTTCCCATATCTCAAATAGATCAGTTATGAAAAGGCGGCGGTCCCGGGTTAAGGCCAGTTTCACACCTGCAGTTGAGGCACCACGCTGGCTTATTGGCGTTTCATCAGGGTACTTGGTACCGGCCAGGTCAAACCACATAACTTCCTGGATAATGCCTTGTGGACGGTTCTCCACAATATGGAAATCTTTCTCTGAGAAGAATTTTCCCTTCCTGGAAGGTGGATCCTGTTGATAAATTGTTTGAAAATCTTCATCTCCAATATCCTTCTTAATCTGTAAAAGCTCTTCACGAGTTCTCAAGTCTGGACAAAGAGCTTCACCAGGTTGACGGCCCAGAATGTCGTTTTCCTCTGCCAGTTCCGGTAAACGTAGATAAACCCATGTTTGGCCTAAATGTTCTCCACGGCGTAACCTTGGCAGTGCTTCCTCAACTGTAATCCATTCACGGCTTTGTAAGATGATACCGATTAAGTCGTTTTTGTCAAGGCGTTGGTGTATAACCACTACACCGGCCTGTTGGCGGGTGTAAGGGTCTTTTTCCTTCCTGGAGTTAATCACAGTGTTAAACAGGCTTTCAAGTTTTTCTTGGGTTCTGGGGCTGCGTGCTTCTTCAATGTTTTTGGTGGGATCATCAACTATGATGATATTTGCACCACGGCCCATGATACCGCCATTTATTCCGCTACAGAAGTATTCACCGCGATCATCACGAACCTTAAACCAGGATTTACTCTTTGTTGATTCGCTTAACTCAACAGGATACGGGAAATATTCACCAAACTCTTTAAGATTGTCACGAGCTTTCTCTCCAAAGGCTCTAGCTAGGGTTTCCTGGTAACTTACATGGATGATTTTCCAATAGGGCCGCATTCCCAAACAGTAGGCAGGAAATATTTCTGATACTTCCATGGATTTTCCTAATCTGGGTGATACTGCAGCTGCGAAGTTTTCCAGTTGCCCGTTGAAAATGTAATGCAAAAATTCAATTACCAGGTTAGTATGTGGGTAAGGTTGAAAAAGGCCATGAGTGCAGATCTTGGAGAAATCCCAGAGATCCATCAATGGCTTTTGTGTTTCTGTTGTCATGAAAAAAACAACCTCACAATATAAAGAGTAATACTCAAAAATTAGAAATACACGTGTAAACATTTCCAGCTAAGGCCTGAGAAGGCTTCATTCACATGATTAGTAATACTTTTTTCCAGTTCACAATAACCCCTTATAATCAGTTTTCCTTAGCTTCCTTCTCCTTTTTACGCTTATAATAACCATCCATAGCTTCACGCTTAGAAGTAATCCAATCAGGATCACTCAAATTAGAATGTTCAACCTCAACCCGACCACTATGCCTCTGCTTAACCGTGCCACTCTGCTCCACCTTCTCAGTGGCCATACCACGAGCCAACCTTTCAGTGTCAACACCAACCTTCCAAGTCCGGACAGCAGCATTCTTACGACTCTCCAAACTAGCCATAGACCGTAAATCTTCCTCAGCATTATTAAAATCATCCAACGCTTGCTTCTGAATCTGAACCGCATCCTCTGCCTGCCGCCGGTTCATTTCAACAATGGCCTGTAAATTCTTTTCAACCTGCATTTCATCAACAAAATCATCATAAGCCTCAGCACGCTCCACCCAATCATTTTGGGTTGAGTAGGATGCAATTTGCCTATGTGATATAGAATTCTTTGAATCTGCGTTGAATTTTTGATGAACCTGATCAAGTGATCGAGTAGGTCCTAAATCACGGTAAATACAGAAAAGTTTGAATGCTTTGCTTCGTTCACCTTTTTGGCGGAGCCATTTTTTATTGGTCATTTTTGGATCACTTTAATGGTTAATTTCATAGATTTTTGGTGAAGATCTTTCAGGATCTGGAAAGTTTTAGGAAGTTTTCATAAAGTTTATGGATTTTCTTACAACTTTCGGGTAATTTTGATTAATTTTCCAGGAAATTTTTTACAAAAAATAGTTTACCAACTGGTACATTTTTTTAAGCTCTCATTCAATTTTATACACATTAAAATGATGAATGCGATTGTAGCTATGAGAACGTAAAAGTAGAACATTGTTAGGTCCATTTTAAGCACCTTTTAGAACCTGATTTTGAGTCCAAGTCCTATGAGAACACCGATAATGCTTGCAAGGACCATGAGGACGTTTGTTGTTTTGTTAAAAATAGAATCGTTATTGTTGTTTATTGCGTTTATGATGTCCACTTTTTTGTCCACGTTGTTTACGGCGGTTTTGATTTCATCGAGTTTGTCGTCTGTATCCTTTTTTTCTGATTCAACACCATCAAGTCGTCTGTTGATTGATGTGAAGAGGTCTTCATGGATACATTCGTGGCCTTGTGGCTCTGTTTTCATCTTCAAAGAACTCTTTGATCCAGGTTCATCTAGTAATCTACCCATGAGGATCACCTTTTTCCATCAAAATTTTATTCTTTTACAAATGCAGTATTGCCACCAACAGCCTGTATTAAAACCACAAGACCGTTCAGTACGGTTATTGCAAATGTTATGTAAGCTGCCTGCGATGCAGAAACCATTGACTGTAAATATGTCAACATTGGTACTACAACAATAATTACCTGCACTGCTGCTGCTAACTGACCTGCTCCTGTCAAATTCTTAAATGCTTCAACTGCCATTTCCAATTCCTCCTAAAATTTTTTTTATTCAAACAAAAAGCGTATTAATAATAAACTATAATTTATTAAGTATGTGTGGGTGATACAAGATGTTAGATTACGTGGAGTATACAATTCAAAAAAACTCTCCAAATGCCACAATCATAAACCTAGTCTTTAAAGATCCATCTAAACATGAAAAAGACCGGAAAGACCTGGAAAACTTTTTAGATAAAATCCTAAACTTAGGATCTGAAATCATAGAAGGCCATATCACCTTCAAAAGTTCATGTGAACTTCACCTAACAGTTCGCTGCCCCGAAGAATACTGGTTTAAATTAGATGAAACCACAAGACAAAAAGAAATTGTAAAACAATCCCACATACTCCAAGACATGTACAACCAAGAATTCAATGAATAATCTTAAAGTTGGGGCCTGGTTCTACGCAGGCTCCCAAAAAATAGAGTTCAAACCTTCACGGCTATAAAGGAATGAAAATAAAGTAATTTAAAGTGGAAAATGGGGGATTTAAACCCCCTCTTGGCTTCGATTTGTTTGAAGAGATCTTGGTTTTTAGGGGAAACTTTTTCTATGTTCCCTTACCCTATCTTCTGGACGTAAAGTAATGTGGTCATTTTGCATGGATCCATGCTAATTTTTTGGATAATTTTTGATGGTAATCATCATAATCAGGATTTCCTTCACTGTCAAGTTTGGGTTTAGGTATCTTCATTGTTCCAGGCCCCCAGGTTCTTTTAGATCTTAATTTTTGGGCGTATGCGATTCTTTCTTGTTCTGCATGCTCAAATTTATCTCTCTTTGCTCTGATTTTGGCATCTATAATCTTTTTCTGTGCCCTATGTGCTTTTATTCTGCAAATATCCCCACAATAAATCCGATATCCCTGATTGTATTGCACAAATAGGTGATGGCATATAGGGCAAACCTTTAAAATACTGCGTCTTGGTGAATACTTAATTCCTTCATGTAATCCCCAGCGTGGAACTTTTGGAACATGTGGGATACTCATAAGACCACATTCCCTTCATGCATCTGTATTTGGCCTTGAACCAAGCCACACTTTGGACAGACTACTTCCCCACGGTCCAGGTCCTGCACGCTAATGTTGCAGCCACATTCTTCACATTTTAAAACCTTTTCCACGTGAACCAATGGCATGCTCTTCTTATTTTTAACTGCTGCCATTTTTTCTTCCAAACAGCTTAAAAGTCTGGGATAACTTTTATAATTTGAAATTTCCTCACCAAAATTATAGTTTCTCATCTCAAATTCCTCAAAAAAAGATTTATCACTATATAAAACATCAACCGTAACTCCCTTGAGAATTACCTCCTCATCTTCTTTGATATTTCTCAACGCAAATATCTCAAAAAAATCCTTAACCTTTACAGGCTTCCATTTCTTTGTAATTAATGTATGGCAGTATGGACAAGTACCCGCATCCGTAGC